GATAAGCTCACGAGTCACCAAGTATCATAGTCTTACTTCGATCACGCTCTTGTACCATGCTATCCATTTTAATAGTCTTGTCCAAGTTTAATTGTGCGTGTCCTGCTGAATACAATCCATACTTGTATGTGTAGTATCCTTCTTCTTCATTGAGGAAGTTCATTCCCTCAATGCCTCTATCAAAGCCTTGTGGAATTCTATCCTTAGAAATAAACTCCTCATATCTCTGCTTTGATATGTATGTTGAAAAGAAACAACTAATAGCAGGCAAATACACTGCGTAGTCTTTCTGTAGTGGTGTTAGGTTGACTGGTTTTTTCATAACTTTATTTAGGCCGCCTGTGCTGGAATGATATATTTGTATTTTGCCAATCCACTATCTAACTCAATCTGAATGGCCCCTTCGTTCGAAATACTCATCTTGGTATTGTTTACATCAGCAATCTTAAGAATGCTTAGGATGCTTGCAACAGGCCAAGTCCAGCCTCTATCTAGTTTACCTTCGACATTAGTAGCAAACACAAACTCACCACCATGTGTTGAAGCATCACCAAAGATAAACTTTAGGTTACCGTCCTCAGTCTTTGCTAAAAATGTTGGATGTTCTGCATTAGCACCTGCTTGGAAACTGAATCTCTGAACTGCCGCCAGTGTAGGAACAACTTCTACGTCCCAGTTAACACCACGGAACTTCACAGTTTTCATTTTCTCGTTAATGATTTCCTGATTCATAAAACGATAGTCGTTTTTAAAATCACCATCAGCATTTTCAAAATGAATGCCCACCGGAATAGTAGCACCATTTCTTTCTGCATTTGTGATACTAATCTTTGCTTCTTTTTGATATTCACTACCATCTAGCAAATATTTTAGTTTTTGTAATTGTGGCATACCAAATGTGCCAAGCATATCCGGATAAGGATTATGCGTATCTGCTTCCATGATAACTGATCTGTCATCAGCCATTGAAAACATACCTGTTTTGTCTTCTTCGCCAGTAACCTTCACAGTAGTTAGAAAGCCTAAGTTCTGTGTATGGCTGACGATGTCTTGTAAGATGTCTTTCATTGAATTCTCCTTGTTCTTACATTATATTTAGGTTTTGTATAAAACACAAGCATTTTTTTACTCAAAATCAAATAATTTATTAAAGTTATTATCATTGCGAGTCTGGCTTATATCCCATTCCAAAACACCAATTAGGTTTCTGAGTTTTTCATCGATTACCGTATTTTCCATAGTTGCATCATCGAATGGTAACTCCTTAAACCATTCCGGTAGTCTTAATTCGTCTACCGGATACGCAACTGATGTGTACCCCATTGGGTTATCCTTTACCTTACAAACGATAACCTTTGCACCGTCTGTAATATTCATAGAATATTTGTCACTGTTCATTCGCTTGAGCGTGTTCCAATTGATACTTGCCCTTACGTGACCTGGCATGTTAGCCTTGCCCTGTTTCTTTTCCTTGGCTTCGTATTCAGTAATTTTGTTTGCACGTTTTGGAGAACCTTTCTCCCAACCTGGTCGTGCCTTAAATTCAGTTCGGAATTCCGTTATGTAGTCAAGCACACGTTCCTTTTCCTGTCCTTCCAATACCTGTTCCAATACCTTGCTTAAGAAGTCTTGGATTACGACAGGAGTATCCGAACGCTTGAGATCAAGGCCCATTGCCTTAATTTTTCCGCTCTTGCCTTCTGTGTCCGTTCTAAAACCTTCAATGTCATAATAAAGAACAGCATAGCGTTTCTTTGTAATAAACAAACCTTTACTCGCAACAATTTCTCTAGCAGCCGCAATAACTTCTGAACGCTTCTTAGGACAATGGAATGCATCATTCATAAACTTACCAAATGTTGCATTTGTAGTTTCGCCAATAGTATCATAAAGTTCAACTACACTATCTTTAGTCCACGGAATGGTTCTTGCTTCGATATCTTTCTTGAGTGTGCTATATGCACTAAAGTATGTGGAATCTGTATCACCATACACAATTGCTTTACCTGTGTGATCATACTCTCCAGTTACAATTTCATTGATCTTAGCAGCCATGTGTTTCGTAATAGAACGTCCTGTTAGCGTTACAGATTGCCCTATTCTATTATCAAAAAATCTGCAACCAGGATTTAGGATCGCACCGTACAAACTGTTAAGTAGAATCTTTTTAACCAACTGTCGCTTGGCCCAGTATTCTTCCTCAATCTTGTTTCCTGCTGTCTGGCTTTCCTTTTGCTTGGCTTGCATTTCCTTACGTTCCTTATACCAACGTGCAAGCAAGCCAGGTATTACACCTTCTTTTTCGTATGTAAAGATTGTACCATTAGCACTGAGCATCCAAGGTTGGTTGCTATCGTAAATAAGATCATAAACCTGTTTGGCACTTAATGTATCACTGTCTCCATTTTCCCAGTCAATTGTAATTTCTCTGCCAATTTCCTTTTCCATGACTGAACTATATTCAACTGATCCAAACATGCCTTCCCATGCTGCCGCAAAGGACTTTCCCTTTGCCATTTGTGATTCAATGTGTGCTTTTGTTCCATCCTGACGAAGTTGACCAACAACGGTTTCTGGACCCATGTTCAATGCACGAATCACTGATGGATACAGTGAGTTCAAGTCAACTGAACCAATCCATTCGTGAATGCCTTTCTTAGGATATGCAACATAAGCACCTGCGGCTGGCTCTGAACCTGGCTCACGTTTCACTCTGTTAGGAACTATCATGCCACGCCTGTGTGCTTCGTTGATAATGCCCTGTTCTGTAACAGCAACGGCACCCATTGTTGTTGAAATGAGGACTGTGTTTTCATGTGCAATTGTATTTGCTAAATCAATAAATTTAAGTTTCTTATCGAGTTTGTCAAGCAGTGCTGTGTCCTGCCTGTTATATTCAATGAACTTGCGGAAGTCGTTGTTGTATAGCGCATCAAGACTACCTTCGTACACTGTCTTTCTTTCACCTACTTCAAGTTCGCCGATAGCGTCTAGTCTATATGTGTGTCTTTCTTCATAGTTATATTTTCTATATAACTCTAAACTATCCACATGCACACGACCAATTAAATCATATGTCTGTGATTCCTTGCCAAATTTTTCGTATGTTCTTTTCTTGGGATACTGATTCCATAAGCAGAAACGCCTTGTATCTTCCTTGCTTAATACTTTAGTTACACGGTTGACTGTGTATGGAATATCATAACCTTCTGAGTTCCATCCACTTAGTACATCTGCATCCTGTATCAAATCAAGAAATGCATCCAACATGTCTGCTTCGTTTTCATACAGTATTGTATTTGGAATTCCTTCAATAGACTTTTGTGCTTCTTCCATTGAAAGGGTTTTTGGAGGAATGGCTAAACAGATTAGTTCTTCCATCCACTGCAAGTGAACCGCTATTGAAGTAATAGGCATGAATGCATCTTCTGGTGATGCATATCCACGCTCTGGGTCAAAGTCGACCTCAATATCGAAAAACGCAACATTTAGTTTGGGTGCGTCAATATTAAGATAGTTGTCTTCTAAACAACGATAGATAGGATTAATATCGCTTTCGTATAATTTTTTATTAGAATGTATCGCAAGTTCCTTGCGAAGTTCCTTGATGTTCTTTGCTGTTACACGCTGTAAGGAATCTCCATATATGGAAGTGTGCTTTCCTCTAGTGTCCTTGTAATAGAATATGTGTCTTGGTTGATATTCGCGGAATTCTCTCTTGCCGTTCTTTCTTTCGACAATGCGAATTATGTCTTCATTTCGATCATAGAATGCATCTACGTAACTCATCTTTTCTCCTTACATGCCATTTTCGGCTGGCAAATACCAAACTGTCCTTTTGTGGCGGACAATACCTTCTTCACTATTATATATCCTTATAGGACATCATGCAAGATAAAACAGGGCAATGCCTCCTAAACCTACCAAGGTTAAAACACCATTAGTAACAATGAGTGCTGGCTCCTTCCACATGAATGAAACTATCAACCAAACAACGCCTCCCGCGGCAAGCAGTGCTGGTCCAAGTGGATACAGATTGGGAAACGTAGCATTAACGAATGTTCCTATGATTAGGATCACGGTTGCCGTCCATTTAAGTATCGAGTCTGTTTTCATCAGTTGCCTCATTTTCTTCTTCTACTACATCATCGGGCGGCAATATTGGCATACCACCTCTGTCAAACCATCTGCCATCGTCTGTCACGTAACAGAAGGATTTAAAATTATTACCGTCTATGCCTTTTTTAATTAACTGCTTCTTCTTAATGTTGCCTTTATATTCTGTATAGTCTGCATTAACTAATCTTAATTGTCCAGATGGATTGCCATAAATTCTATCTGCAGGCTCACCATTTAGTCCTATGTGGTTTGAAACCACGGTGTACTTATTTGATTCCATTCTGCTTGTCTATTGCTTCTTTAATGTGCTGTAATTCTTTTGGAACTTCCCAACCAAACACTCTTGCAAGATGCACTCCACTATTGGCATACTGTTCATCCTTGGCACCTTTCTTCATTCCAAATCCGTATCCACCCTTTGTCTTGGTATGGATTTTTGGATCATACTGTGATGTTTCTGAGTAGTTCGTCATTTCTCTGTTCTGCCTCTTTGTAAGTCCGTTGCTCTTGGTTCTCTTTCTTGGCATTATACCCTATATTCAAACCACAGTCTATCTTCTAGCATCTTGTGAATTTTTTTCTGCGTTTGGGTTAATCCCTTGAAAGTTTTTTTATTGTTTAATCTTTCGTACCAATTTTCCAGTTCGTTATAACTTAGATTCTGTACTATTTGTTTGATATTTCTTAGCATATGCTATTATAATAACATAGGACTGGGTGTTTGTCAAGAGGGATTTTTAACTTCTTCTGCCTTTCCCTTTTTAGCACACAGTGGGCAGGTGTATTCCCTGCTATCAATTTTGAATTTATCTTCCATGGTGGGCATGGTCCAGTAGAATCCACAACCGTTGCAGGTAATGTGCCAAATTGTTTCCTTTTGGGTCTTGAACATTACCACCAACCTGATGCTATTCCAAAACCAAACACATTAACAATGCTGAAATAGAAAGTGAGCAGCATTACCCATGCAGCCCCTCGTCTGTATGCAGCATAGCACTGTGTAATGCTGCCGATGAAAAAATTAGGATATACTATGAGCATGTTTGGGTCACGTGCATTGAATGCCAGCGTTAGGCTTGCTCCCACAGTGAATACGAAACTTATGAGTTCAAATGCAAATGCTATCTTATCACTGCGATAACTATTGATCCAAAAGGACTTGACATGTTCCAAACTATTCACCACTAGGTGTTTTGTCGTCTGGAAGATTTTTTGTAATGCCCAGGATGCCTTCAATGTCTGCCCATTCTTCCTCGTGCTTGGCCCAATCACCCTTGTGTGCAATCTTGATTGCTTTGTTGATTGTGCTTGGCTTGATCTGTAGTTCCTCTGCGACAGCCTTTACGGTGTCCTTTAGTCCTTCGTTTAGATCCTCCACTTCGCGAAGAACATTTGATCCTTCACTAATTAGTCTTTCTAGTTTTGCTTTTTCTTCTGGTCCATAATTTCTTGACATATTTTTCTCCTAATTTTGTGTTATTATACACTGTTTAATTTATGTTGTCAATGTTTAGTTGTAAAATTTCCAACCATTCTGTGACACCATGTCCATTATGAATTGTTTTTCTTTCACGTAATCGTGTTGTCCCTTGTTTCTTTTTTCATAGAATGTCTTGGTTTCCTTAAAGTCAAAACCAAAAATATATACTTCTTTGTTACTCAAATCGTGTAAATGGTATAAAATTTGTATCCCAGTTGACGGCGGCGCACACAATTCTTCCTCGAGTCGCAATGATTGTGATAATGGTAATTTTAATATTTTAGTATTAAATGTTACCTTCTTAATCTTGTACTCCAATTCTTTCTTAGTAGGTGTGAATATGAGAGTGTGGAATTTGGGTGTTTCCTTATTGTATTTCTCAAATGTGTTTATTTCGCTTGAAGCCAAATAGTCCCATCTTGATCCCTGGCACTCAGAATTAATTATATCAGCCCTATTAAATCTAATTGTAGGATACAAATCAATCACATGTCCGTTTTTATTTGAAAAAATGCTTTCAGCATTTCCAACCACAGAAATTGGATTTGTTAAAATTTCGTTCATCAAGGTATTTAAGTCACAAAAAAAGCCGGCAGTTGATTACCGGCTTTTGTTTATTCTAAATTACTTGCCGCAGTTTGGACCGCAGTTACAGTCTGAACCACAGTTGCCTTTGCAGGCACAGTCCGGACCACAGTTGCAGTCCTTGCCTTCGTTCAAGCCTTTTTCAACAACATCATACATTTCAAAACGGCCACCGTTTCTTTCGTATAGCATTGCTGCAAAAATTTCTTGTTTGCTTGTTTCTTCTACTTTCGAAACAGCAACTCTGTTTGCCCATGTCCAAAGAACATCGTCCATAGGATCGATAGCCTGCTGTCCGCCACTTTCTTTAACCATCTTATACATGTCAACAAATGACATCTTAGGTTCCACCGATTCCTTGACTGTCTTCTTGCCTTTCTTAGCGTCCTTGACTGCCTTTTTCATCGGCTCT